TCTTACGGGCAGTCAGGGTCTGGATTGGGGAAAGGATAGTAGGGGTATAGTCGTAACCAATCGCATTAACGTACCAATTTCCACCGCCGTTGTCCGTCACAAATGGAGTGTCGTTTAGGCCACCACTACTCAGGAGTCCCGATTCCGCTTCAACAGATGGGGTGGCACCACCCGCAGCCGTAATAGCCGTGGCCAAGTTTTGACCGACGGAAGCAAGACCGGATGCAGTATTTGCAAGGTTTCTAAGCCGTGTTTTGGCATCTGAGATGGAGAGCGAATAAGCACCACTGGCCAAAATCGTAGCAAGTGCAGAATTGTAGGAAGAAACATAAAGATTGTAAGCTCTGATGAAATCCTCGTACTGCTTGTTCACGGCTGTTCCCCAATAAATTCTCATCTCCACATCGTGATACTGGAGGGCCACCAGAGGAAGGGCGGACTGCCAATTCTCACCGAACCAGAACTTGAGGGGATAAACATAGTTGTTAACACCCTCCACCGCAGAGCTACCCTGAACGGTGCGAGAGAAAGAGGGTGCCATGACATCGGTGTAAACCTTGGTGGAAAACTCGAAGGTCTGTGTATCAATGAGCTGACCACCTATGTAAAGCTCCACCTTGTCGATAACCTCATTCCATTTAGCGGCATACGCATTATCGCTCGTGTCCGTTGAGGTAAGGTAGCAGTAGGAGAGAAGGTCACCCTTCCTCTCAAAGCGAACCGATGAAATACCACCGGATGCGGGAGTGTTAACAATCACCTGTCTCTCAATCACACTCGAGAAATTGGTGTGACGCTTGTATGATGACTGCCAAAAGGATATCTCTGGCTGACCAACCAAATGCGTATCCTGGGCGCCTGTTGCAACTAGCTGAGTAATACCTCCAGACATTTCAGTTTAGTATTGGTTAATAAAATTTATTCGTTCAAGAATCTTGCGCCCAGAACGAACACTATACCAAATTTCAATTAGGTCTCCCATGTCATACTCCATTATCGTTTTCAGGTTGTCACACTGGATTCCATAGGGTCTCCCATAACGCCATGGAATCTTTATCTGTTCGCCGTCAACCATAATGTACATTCTTCCGCTCTCCGCCTCATAGAGGGGACGCGTGATGCTACCTCGTTTATATGTCATGTATATTCTTACAAGTAAGGTAAGTCTTTAATGTCTTGCCTTTTAACTTGCATTCCCTTGGGATGAAACGAATGATAGTTCTCATCCTCCTATGTCCATTAGCCGGAACGATGCACCCATGCTTTTCCTTATTCTTGACGGAACTGCACTTGGCCTCAAACATGGAATACATGGCACGAACCGCCTCGTATGTGGGTCTGTCCTCCTTCTCCAGTCGCTCATTCACGGCATCGTGTATCTTGTAAAGCCAAAGGGTTAGGGTCTTTCTGGACTTCAATACATCATCCGTAAGGGAAAGGGGACCTCCCTTTGTCAAACAATATTTGGAATAACTCTGCCTACAATAGACGCAAGGAAGGATAGAACACAAAGTCTTGAAAAAATTTTTAAAAATCCTTCTCGTTGCGGGGTTAGGCCTGTCCGGATACGAAAAAGTTATTGTGTGCAAAAATACCCAAGCAGCTGGGCCCCACACAGATGTCTGAAAACCCCTCCTATCGGTTGGTTTAACCATACTACTATTTAAGAAGATTTAACTTGGCGACTCATCTCCCTGACCAGAGATTTAAATGCCTTTTTGCGATCCTTTATCACCCACTCGATTGCCTTCCTGTGCTCAACTACACCATACTTTTTGGCGTTTGACAGAATCCTTTCGTATTCGGCTATCTCCCCCTTCATTTCACCCATCCTCTTGAGCTTGATACTATCCTTCAAGCTCATTTTAGACGACTTGGTTGTCTTCATTATTTATAATAAACAAAAAAAGCTTTAATATTGATATGCTGAGAAACTACTTTTACGGATACCTCGAGGAAAGGATGCTCAAGGAACCTCCCGAAGCGGAATGGATCGCCGGACTGTATCGGGATATAAAACAACGCCTTCTTGCGATTCTCCCAGATGATAGCGAATTCAATCAAAATGTGGAACAATCCCTTGACGTGGATCTCTTCAAACAGATGGTGGAACACAACGCCCTCGATGCAAGGGACCTGATTAAAATTTCCAATTACACCTTCACAAAAGTATTGGAATTATGCCATCCCTACAGGGATTCCGATGTGGAAGGGAGGAGGAGGATGGTCGAAGAATACATCAAAGGAGATAACCACATAAGAAAATGCATATCCCTTTACATTCACTACATAAACATATCACTGGACGAACTATTTGAAGATATGGAAGATAGTGCGCCAATACCACCACAAAGTGAATATTGTTAAATGGTAATATGGAAACTTACGATCTTAATTCAGGGGGATCCGGAGGTACTGCACTCACCTACAACCCAAGCATTCCAGACAACGGCGCAGGGACAGGACTGAATGTTCCAGTTCAGGATAGAAACAAAGCAAGAACTACAGGTTACGATTCGCAGAGGGAAATGGTTGACCGTAAAAATAATAATGGTAAACAACAGAATACTATGCTTAGCAGTATGTCGTTTTCCACGCCCATCGAAGAACTAGGCTACGACGAACCCATGGAGGAACAAATGTTCGCACCCCAGTCCTCGGTGGCTCCCCACGAGATGCTCTCCCAAAAGTCCCAGTATCAGCGTCCTACGCACCAAGAGGAAAAGGAAGTCCTCCCTCCCCCGCCACCGGAGAAGACCTACCCTCTGGGTCTGACCAAGGATCAATTCGAGGCCATAGTGCTGGTGGCCCTCGTCTCCATCATCTTCTACCCCCTCGTTCAGTCAAAACTCTCCATCTACGTGCCGAACTTCATGGACAAGGAGGGAAACAGAAGCGTTCTCGGGCTCGTCGCAAGCGGTGGAATAATCGCATTAGGGTTCTTCCTCGTGAGAAGATACTTCAACTAATAAAATTAATAAATTAACAATTCTTTACAATAAATTCAAATTATTCTAAAGAATTTAGTTCTCCGGCTGGGTTTCGATCCCAGTACCTTTTCCTTAACAGGGAAATGCACCTCCTATCGTGCTCCCGGAGAAACTTGATGTGATTGCTCACACTACTAGTCTGGACAAATTTTACGATAATTTAACGCATTTTGAAGAGGTAATACGATGCCAGAATGATGGGCATGGGTCCCATGATACAACAGGCAGGTGCTATGGCGATTAGGACCTTTACCTTATTCACGTCCGTATTAGAGAAATCCAACATACAATAAATTAACAAACTAATTTAATGGTATCGGGTTATGGCATGAGTGTGTGGCTTGTTCCCCTAAGTCATAACATATATCGGAGGGTCTATAAAATGAAACACATCCCCCACGTGACAATCTCCACCAATCACGAAACAGTGCCGGATATATCCCACCTCCAAAAATACTACGACCTCGTTCACTTCAGGGACATTTCGAACATCCCAAGACAATACGAGGTGGACCCGCTCCACTCTGTGGGTTTCACCTGCCTCATCGACGGCTTGAGGACCCCCCACATCCCCCACATGAGCGTGAGATACGAACGAACAACCTACCCATCATACGATGACATCACCGTGGAGAAACCGGAAAAAATACTGGCAGAGGTAAGGATAGCCAACACAACATCCCTAAATCCAAGCGAATGGTTTTTAATTTAATATCATTTTATAGTATATGAACGTCAGGTTTAATGAAAATGTGAAAAGAGAAATTGTTAAAAAACTAAATAGCAGTAAAAATAAAATTCTTAACAAACAAGCAGAAAACGCATTAGTAACACAATTAAGCACAAAAGAATTTATTAATTTTTTAAAAATAATTTTTTTTAGGAAAAAGAATCTTGTGAATAGTCTTATAAAGAAAGCTATTAATAAAATACCGATAACTAACAAAGAAATTGAAAATCAACAAAATCTTGAATTTTTGAGAAAAATAATTGAAAAATTTAATCGTAATTATGCGGAAAATAAAAGATATATAACTTCGCCATATGTTGGAAATCAACTTAGAAACTTAAATAAGTATTTAAAGAAATGAAGCCCCTGTAAACTACAAGATGGCCTTTCTTCCTATTCTCCGTAATCGCGAATTTTTTGATCTGCTTGACACCACCACCAAGTTTCTCAACGAGATTCCCCTTGTTGAGAAGGACTTCGTTCATAAATTATCAAACCGATACACCTATCGCAAATCGGGTCACACCGACGAGGGGTTCGAGGTGATCGTCCACCTACCCGGAGTGGGGAAGGACAACATTAATGTGGAACTCCTGACAGAGGACCGTCAGGTTTCCGTGGCTTGGCCGGAGGATCAAGAGCTGGTGTTCAATCTTCCGGACAACGTGGATGTTTCGGAGGAGGGCTATAAGGCGTCCTATGTGGATGGCGTTCTCAAACTCGTCTTTTCCAAAAAGAACCCCTCGGCAAGTCGTCGTTCCCTCAATATTAACTAAAAAAGCACACCCCCCATGCCACCAAAGCATCTAAATACATTGAAAGATGTTGCGTAGAGTCTGGCGGTTCGCGTGGTTGGCGCGTTTAGCAAATTCAATTGGAACATCTGCTTTGATATTCTACTCATGTTGATAGTTCCCGAGGGATCATTCCCTATCTTTTGACCCACATTAAACACATGTATTTTGTAGCTAGGTGCTTGTGTGTAATGTTCATAAAGTTGAATGGCCATGGAATTTATTCGGTCCAAATCAAAGTAAAGGGAACCGTTCAAAAACATTTTCCACTGGTCCACCTGATCGTTTGAAAAGTGACTATACGAGGGGGAATTCCTTGAAGAGTAGTCAAATACGCCCTCAGTTTCAGAATCATTTTGGACCACCAAGATAAATTCCTTCACGGGATTCTTAAAGTCCGTAACAAAGCGAATTTGACGAAGTTCGCCTAGGGTCACCCTTGCCACCTGGGACTGAACAATCACGTAGTCAAGGGGCCTTCCCAAAAAGAAGTTTCGGTGGTCGTCTTCCAGATAGATGGACTGGAGGAACATTTCCACTTGGGGAAGAATGACGTTGGGAATTTCATCCTGCCTTCTAAGGTATATTCTAACCTGAAGGGAATGCCTGTTAAGGGCCAATAGGGGGAAGGAATTGCGATACCCCTTGCCAAAAAATGGAAGTTCCACCATGAAATTCTTACCGTTGACGCTGTATCCGTAACCATTTTCGGTGGAAGACCTCAAACATAGCGAGTTGTAGTTGTCACGGGTTCTCTGGTCGTCCGTGATATTGGATTGAATGGCAAGATACTCACCGGTCAGGGAAATGATGGTCTGCCCTCCCACCAACAACTCCATCTTATCGAGGAGGGCGTGACCGGCATCTTGGGGAATGGGTTGTGCTTCCACATATTTAAAATTCAAATAGAACCCCGTTATGATGTCACAAGTGTCGTTGGGAATAGTGCAAAATGCCTCTCCCCCGAAGCGAATGACAGAATCAAATGGAAGACGAAGCATCTCCGACTTGTAAATGGACCGTTTTGTGTATATCTTCTGGTAATATGAAATTTCGGGATTTCCGGTCAGGATGGTGTCTTGTAGTCCCTTAACGGCAAGCCGCATTCTATTAAGATGTGTTAAAAAAAGATTGGAAAAAATGCGTATTTACATTAGAATGAATGTTCAACTCAAAAAATTTGACCCCTCAACCATCCCAGATGATAAGGTCTGTGTGTTTATAGGAAAGCGAGGCACAGGAAAATCTACCCTCGTTACGGATATTCTCTATCACAAACGCTATCTTCCCGCTGGCGTGGTCATGTCCGCCACCGAAGAGGGAAACCACTGGTATCAGCAATTCATACCGGATCTCTTCATCTACGGAGAATATGATAAAGATATAGTGGAAAAGGTAATCGACCGCCAAAGGAAGATGGTGAACCTCAAGGTTGCTCCCGGAAAGCCACCCCTCACCTCCAAGGACATCGGGTCCTTCATCCTCATGGACGACTGCATGTATGACCGAAAGTTCCTCAAGGACAGTTGCATACGCCAGTGCTTCATGAACGGACGCCACTGGAAGATATTCTTCATGCTCACGATGCAATACTGCATGGACCTAAGTCCCGACCTAAGGGCCAACGTGGACTACGTGTTCGTGGCGAGAGAAAATGTCATCCAAAATAGGGAAAAAATATACAAATCCTTTTTCGGTATATTCCCCACCTTCGACATGTTCAATCAGGTCATGAACGCCTGCACAGAAAACTATGAGGTCCTGGTCCTCGACAACACTTCAAAGTCCAATAGGATAGAAGACTGTGTATTTTGGTACAAGGCCAAGATAAGAAAATCATTCAGGGTAGGCTCTCAACAATTCTGGAATCTACACAAAAAGACATACAACACAAACAAATTGGGAAAAAAGACACAAGACCCCAACGAAGTCAAACGAAATAGGAACTCACAAGCCCTAAAGGTGAAAAAGTTAAAATAATTATTCAGGTAGACCTATAGTAAGTTACGGGCATCACAATAAAATGAGTCAATTTGAGACAGATGCCATCCACCTTTTTATAAAATCCCTAGGAACCGGAGCGATGCATAAAAAGTTGGCAGAGGGATTGGTGAAAAGTTCGAAAAACTGGGCAATCAAACACCTCAAACACTGGGATGTTCCTTATGAAGTTAAATCCATCGAAAAGGGAAAAGACAAAACGGGAAAGGACACTCCGTGGCTAGAGTTCGTCAAAACCCATCCAAGGGCGGTCTACATGGAAAATGGGAAATTTGTAAGGGTCAAAACAAAAACGCTGGAAAAACAACTCAAACTCATCGAACTCAAAAAGAAAAGGGTCATGCCAGAAGGGAAAAGGGAACTCGTGCCACCCACAGATATGAAAAAGAGAAATCTTTTGAACCTTTTCAGAACCAATCGCCTCCACGAATATGTCATGGATGATATCAAACGCATCAAAAGCGAAATAAAATACAACCAAATGAAGATATCACAGTATGAACGCTTCTTCAAACCGACCAAACACTTCAAACCAAACATCTACATCAATAGACCACCGGAATTTGAAGAAACCGTCAAGTTCGAGGTTCCCTTGAAAAAACGCATCGTCTATCGTCTGGTAGCCAAACACAAGGAAACCGTTATAGAAAAGTTGAAAGGGATTATGAAGAAACTGGAAAAAACGCGATCCATGGCCCACGAAAGGGTAGTGGAAATCACAAAAAATAACTACATGCGTTCTCAAGAACTGTGGAAAAGCATTAAGAATAGGGAACTGTTAGAAAAGGTATACAAAAAGAAGGAACACAAAAAGGAAGAATTTGAACTCGTGAATGCACTCTCCGAACACAACCTCGGCGACATCATGGTGGTGGCTCCCAAACCCTTCAAAACACAATTGGCCATTCCAAATGACAAAAGGGCCAATTGGAAAAATCCTTATTTTTTGAAACTATTTCGTTCAAGGGCGAGGTCCCTCCTCTATGCCATTCGCCACAACGATAAAACCCACTTCCTCGACAAACTCGTCACCAAGGAAATCAAATTGGGAGAACTACACGACAAGGAATACTGGGACATCATGGTCCAAAGGGAAGTCAAGGAGGAACCCGTAACCAGAGTGGAAGATAGACCGGACGGTATGTTCAAGTGCGTCAAGTGCAAATCGTGGAAAACGAGCTATGTGGAGAAACAGACCCGTTCCGCAGACGAACCGATGACCATCTTCGTCACCTGCCACTTCTGTGGTAATGTAATGAAAAGGTAGGACTTAAAGGTTTAATCTAATTCTTTTTTAGAAGATGAATTGTTCCCTTTGCGAACAACACATCCGATTTATACACCACACAAAAACCCGATGCGAACATCAACTCCACGATAAATGCCTTGCAGAAATCGCATTCCAAAAGGTACCGTGCACCGCGTGCAATAAGACCATCACGAGCAACGCAACCCTGCGCTATAACTTCTACGACGAACCGTGTCACGAATTCTGCACCAAGGGAAAGACACGGAGGAACATTAAACGATGCCCATTATGTGACGCAAAGGCATCCACGAAAAATATCATGACACAAAAAGAAACCGAAGAACTCATGGATAAAATAAAGGACCTCGATTACGAACAACGCGTCCCTCACTACCTAGACTACGGGTTCCTCGAAGAGGAAGTTCAACAACCCTCGCTGACCGATTCCGAGTGGGACTATATATTGTCGTGTCTAAACCCCAAAAAGGAAGAAGAAATTGATGAAACAAAACCAATTTCTTCAACCACAAAAAATAAAACATTCGTCATACCCGAACTAAAAACATATGAACCTAGGGAACTGGTAAAGGGCGAGCGCTATAAACCACCCTCTAAACATCGGAGACTAACGGAGGAATGCCAAGAACGCGAAGCTTCCTTTGAAAATCCTGTTCCTCGGCACTTGAAACAAAGGGTTCATGTCCACGGTTCAACAGAATTTGCCTTATTTTCACAATTTCCATCTTGCTAAGGGTCACCGATCCAAGAACATAGTCCTCATAAGCCTCACATACCACCGGAACCAAAGGCTTTATCAGTTCGTATATAGCAGTCGCATAATCCCGTATCTCCGATTGAGCATGTTCGTCCATTCGTAGATGCAGATAGTGTAAAAGATTTTTTAAGTTAATCTTCCAATAGAATTCCGTGTAAGTTGACAAAGGAAGATGTTCCCTCGCCGTCTCCCTCGCAACGCCCATCTTTAGCATGTCCCCGTATACCTCGAAAGCCTTCTCGCACGATGCCTTCTGTTCGCGGAGGAGCACCATGGCTTCGGGTGTCTCCAAAACGCCTTCGGAACCCTGATGATTTATAATCGACTGACCACGAAGGTCTTCCGGAACGTGAAATTCCTCAGACAACTCCGAATACCTTCCCGATATCTCGTTGATAGAGGCCGTTCGGTGCCTCATGTGCTGACGGGCTAGGAATATGGGCATCTTTATGTGAAACTTAAACTCCACCATCTCGAAGGGCGTAGAGTGTTCGTTCCTAAGGAGGTAACGGATCAACCCTCGGTCCGAACGCACACTCTTGGTTCCCTCCCCGTAAGAAACC